GAAGAAAAAGTACAAAAAGAACAACACGAAAATTCAAAACTTAGAGGTGGTGGCAAAGCAGGACTCTACGAAAACTGACGGTTTCACTAAACTATGCGTCTTAAGGCTTATTAAGCATGACGAAACCGGTGAAACACTTAAAATTAAAAAATGGATATTCTTAGCTGAGGTCTTATCTTATGAAGAAGGACATTCAGCAGACTTCGACTGGGAAGGTGATACAATGTTTGTAGTATGTACAAATGAATGTTTCTACTGTGCTGGTTCAGTTGACGAGTTTAATAAGAAAATGGATAAATTTATTGAAAATCTAAATCTGTCGGAAGGTACCTGATGGGAGAGGGTAGGTGGTTCATGAAAGAATCTTAATTACTGAAATAGCCTACCCATTTTTAAAACATGATAACAAACACTCATAAATTCCAGGAAGCAGCTAAACACTTTGAAAAGTATGGTTACTACTGTGCTGCTCCTCCGGGAACCTTTGATCATAAACGATTCTGGGATGAGGAAACTAGACGCTGCCTACATGGATATACAGTAGATGGTGTTACAGTAACAGGTTATCATTATTTCTATTTAAACTATTGTCCAATTCTTAGAACAGTAGTTGAGTCCTACGAGATCACAGAAGGACGTATTGCAGCAACAAAGAAACTAGCCTTCCCAGCCTTTTGGGATGGAGATCATAGATACTACACATTTGTAGATGCTGCTATTAAAGATGGTAAACATGTAGTCGTACTTAAAGCTCGTGGTAAGGGTTACTCATACAAGGGTGCCTCTATGGCTGTCAGGAATTACTTCCTTAAAAAGGGTAGTAAGAATTTTGTACTTGCATCTGAAAAAGAATATCTAATCAAAGATGGTTTCCTAAATAAGTGTTGGGATTATATAGCTTTCATAGATGAAAATACCCCATGGACTAAACGCCGTCAGAAGGTAGACAAGGATATGCACAAACGTGCATCATACATTGAATACAATAACGGTGTTCCAGTAGAGAAGGGTTACAAAAGTGAAATCATTGGTGTGTCTCTTAAAGATGATCCAGATAAGGGTAGAGGTAAACGTGGAGAGCTGATCTTCTTCGAGGAAGCTGGTAAATTTCCCGGACTACTCGAAGCATGGTCAGCAGCTAGACCTTCTGTAGAAGATGGTAAAGCAACTGTAGGTACTTTAATTGCATTTGGTACTGGTGGTGAAGAGGGATCAGACTTCGAAGGCTTACGTGAGATGTTCTACTCTCCGGGTGGTTATAATATATATGCCCATGATAATATCTGGGATGAGGGAGCAGGAGGAACAGCTTGTGGATATTTTGCACCAGCTTATGAGAATGCTACTGGTTTCATGGATCAAGATGGAAACTCGTTCGTAAAAGAAGCAATAGCCTTCTATGATACGGAAAGAGCTAAGATTCGTAAGGAAGCTAAAGACCCTACACAGATAGATAGATTCGTAGCAGAAAATCCTAAGACCCCTAGAGAAGCTATGTTGAGCTTAGGCTTGAACAATCTTCCTGTTGCAGAGTTACAAAGCTGGCAGAACTATCTATACGCTCATCCACATCTTATAAATATGGGAGTGGCTGGTAGATTAGTAAGAACACCAGAGACTATTAAGTTCATGCCAGATGATACTGCTAAGCCTATCTATAAGTTCCCACATGAGCAGAAGGCGGATAACAGTGGTTGTATAGTACAATATCAGGCACCATATAGAGATCACGATACTGGTAGAGTTCCTGCACATATGTACATAATCTGTCATGACCCTTACGCCCAAGACAAAACAACTGGTTCAGTATCACTCGGTGCAGCGTTTGTAATGAAGCGCCCCAACAATCTTTCTCAACCAGACGATATGATTGTGGCATCATATATAGGGAGACCCAATTCTACAGATGAATACAATGAAAACCTATTTAAGTTAGCTCAGTACTATAATGCTAAGATAGGATTTGAAAATGATAGGGGAGATGTAATAAGCTACGCTAAGCGTATGAGATTACTTCAATATCTTGAAGAAGAGTTCGAAATTGAGTATAATTCTAATATGCCTAAATCTTCAGTTAAACGAGGGTACGGTATGCATATGACTCCTCAACGTAAAGCTCAAGGTGAGTTATATTTAAGAGATTGGCTAAAAACTCAGAGAGGGCGGACGATGAATGGTGAATATAAACTAAACATGCATCTTATCTATGATCCAGCACTCCTTGAAGAGTTGATTAAGTACAATAGAGATGGTAACTTTGACAGAGCTATGGCACTTATGGTCGGAATGTACTTCCTTAAAGAAATCGAATATAAGCAACGTGCTGTAAAACCTGTAAATGACGATAGTAGGAGCTTTTTCAAGCGAATCACTGAATTCTATAAGTAAATAATGGCTACAAACATATACGGCTTTCCAAAGCAGAAGATATCTAACAAAAAAAAGGATGAAGAATTCCACATTCTTTGTGCAGAAGCTCTCATCCGAGAAGCTTCGTTCAATGCCTCTGATAAGGCTCATCTCAAGTCGCTATATGACGCTGCTAATAATGAGTTGGATGATAAAATGTACAAATACGTTACTAATCCTTACAACTCGGAAATGTTTAAAAAAATAAACTTTCCAGCTAGAATTCGTAACTATCCTATACTCTCTCCAATTATCTCTCTTCTTATGGGAGAGAAATCTAAACGTCCTAAGAACTATCAAGTTGTAGCTACTAATGCTGATTCAGTTACTGAAGCTCAAAAGGCACAATTTCAACAAGCTCTTGAAGTTTATCAAAGAGTATTTATCAATGAATTAAATAAGATTGAAGAATCTGGTGTACCAGATCAAGATGTACAACAACCTAAACAGGTTCTTGAAGAGATGTCGGCTAATCCTGCCGATAAGCGTGCTATTGTAGGACAAGAAGCACTTGACTATATCTTATACGATAATGAAGTAGTACATCAATTTCAGAAGAGTTTTTATGACTACACTGTAGGTGGTGGATGAAGAGGTTAGTCCCTTTGATATAGATGTTAAGAAAGGTCCAGAGACTGAATATGTAGAGGATGCTGAATCTGTAGTTAGACGTAAGTTACTTACTGTCTCTCAGGTTGTAGATAGATTCTATGATGTTCTTAAACCTGATCAGATTGATGAGCTTGAAAATCCATCTCAACACAGAGAAGGTGGATTCTTTACACCATTCACTTCCAACTACGATAACTCTCAGTATCTTGAAGAAAGACTTATTGAAGTAGTTCATTGTGTATGGAAGAGCTTTAAAAAGATTGGTATCTTAACCTACATGGATGAGTTAGGTGTACTCAGACAAATGGAAGTAGACGAAGATTACGTCGATGACGAAGGTGAGGATATATATTGGATTTGGGTATCTGAAGTAAGAGAGTGTTATAGGATTGATAATAAATTCTATGTAGATTATGGACCTACCAAGGTTCAACGTACAAAGATGGATGATCTGTCTAGTTGTAAGTTACCTTATAATGGCATATTCTTCTCTAACAGACATTCTAAGAACAAGTCTCTTGTAGAGATAGGGTTACCATTCCAGATTCTATATAACATATTCCATTATAGATTCGAACTTACCATGGCTAAGAATAAGGATAAAATTCTTCTTATGCCTATTGATGCTATACCCAAAGAGGATGGATGGGACTTGGATAAGTTTATGTATTATGCAGATGCTATGGGCTTTGCATTTATAAATCCTACAGATGAGGGTGTAAAAGGATTTAATCAATATGCCATACTAGATGGTCAATTAGGACAATATGCTAAGTCCATGATTGAGATCATGACTTCCATTAAATACGAATGGGAGGAAGCAGTGGGCATTACCCGACAACGTAAGGGCGAAACAACTGCATCAGAAACTGCTACAGCCAATCAGGAAGCAGTGTTTCGTTCTTCAGTAATCACTGAGGAAGTATTCCGTAAGTTCGAAAAGTTTGAAGAGCGTGAGCTACAAGGCTTACTTGACTGTTCTAAACTAGCTTGGGTTAATGGTAAGAAGTCTATGTATGTCAATTCAGACATGCGTGCTGCTATCCTTAATATTGATCCTGTATCCTACATGGAAACAGAGATGTCTGTATTCGTTAGAAACTCTGGAAAGGAACAAGAAAAGTTCGAGTTTTTAAAACAGAATGCAATGGCTGCTATGCAAAATGGTTTACCTCTTTCTGCTGTAGCTGATCTACTTGAAGCTAATAATTTCTCTAAAACTAAAGACTTGATTCGTAAGGCTGAGGAAGCACAACAACAGGTTGAACAGGCTATGGAGAAACAGAAGAATGACATTGAGGCACAGGCATTACAACTTGAGCTACAACTTAAACAAGCTGAAATCGAAGAAGGTGATAAACAACGTGCATTTGAGGCTGATCAGAATGAACTTGATAGGCGTAATAAGATTGATATTGAGATGCTACGTGCTGCTCATGGTCTTGAAGCTGATAATGATATCGACGATGATGGAATACCAGATGCTACAGAAGTTCTTAAGATTCGGAATGAGCAGTTGGGTATGTCTATTGACGATAAGCATCGTACAAGGGAGCTTGACATTAAGCAACAGGATGCGAATACGAAGGAAAAGGATGTTGCACAAAAGGCTGAAATAGAGAAGCTGAAGATTGAGCAGGAGAAACTGAAGATTAAGAAATCTGAAGTTGATATCAAGAAGACTCAGGAATCAGCTAAGGCTGCCAAGGAGAAGGCTACCATTCAAAATCAGAAGGCTAAGCAACAAGCGAAGAAGCCAACTGGTAAAAAGTAAATATAAGTAACGGTTTTATATTGGT